ACGCGGCACAGGCCGACATCGGCAGCTTCCGGCAGTTGAAAGCGGGCGTCCGCTCGCTCGAAACGGACATGCAGGGCGCACAGGGCCGCGTTGCGGAACTCGCCCGGCAGATGGCCGCGGCCGAGACTCCCACCAAAAAGCTGGCGGCCGAGTTCGCGCGCGCCAAGCGGGAAGCCTCGGCGTTGAAGGCCGAGCACGGCGAGGAATCGGCGAAGCTCCAGCAGTTGCGGGACCGGATGACCGCTGCCGGCATCAGCACGTCGCGCCTGGCCAATCATGAGCGCGAGCTACGCACCGAGGCCGCGCGCACCAATCAGGAGCTGACCGAGCAGGCCCGCCGCCTCAAAGCCGTTCAGGAGCGCAGCGCTCGCTTTGCCGCGGGGCGTGAGAATTTCGGGCGTGTCCAAGGCGCTGCCGCTGGCCTCGCCGCCGGCGGCGCGTCGGCGATCGGCACCGGCGTCGCGATGGGCGCGCCGATCGTCGGCTCGATCGGGGCTGCCATGCAGTACGAATCGGTGATGACCGACGTCGCGCAGAAGGCGAGCCTCTCTCGCGAAGAAGCTCAGAAGATGGGGATCGGTCTCATCGCGGCGGCCAAGGCTGCAAATCAACTGCCGGAGAGCCTTCAGCAGGGAATGGACGCTCTGTCAGGTCTCGGCATGGATCCTCGTCAAGCTGCCAAGATGATGGCCCCACTAGGCCGGACGGCAACCGCCTACAAGGCGGAGATGCAAGACTTGGCCGCGGTAGGGTTCGCTGCGACCGACAACCTGAAGGTGCCGGTTGAGCAAATTGGCCACGTCCTCGACGTGATGGCCTACGCTGACAACAGCGGCGCATTCGCCATGAAAGATATGGCGCAATACTTCCCCATGCTCACCGCCGGCTACCAGGCGCTCAATCAAAAGGGCGTTCCCGCCGTCGCGGATCTAGCGGCGGCACTGCAGATCGCGCGCAAGGGCACCGGCGACAGTGCGTCCGCAGCGACCAACCTCGCGAACCTCATTCAAAAGATGGTGTCGCCCGACACAATCAAAAATTTCAAGAAATTCGGGGTCGACCTGCCTGCCGCCCTCAAGAAGGCGTACGCCGATGGAAAAACGCCGATCGAAGCGATAACGGAACTGACGAACAAGGCGCTCAACGGCGACCTGTCGCGGCTTGGCTTCCTGTTTGGTGATGCCCAAGTTCAGCAGGCGCTAAGGCCCCTGATCCAGAACATCGATGAGTATCGCCGCATCCGGGATGAGGGCGGTAATTCACAGGGGCTCGTCGATGCAGCTTTCGCCGAGCGCATGCAGGACGGCGTGGAGCGGGCAAAGCAGTTCCGGATCAATGCGCAGGCCCTCGGCCTCTCGCTGGGGCGCACGCTCCTGCCCGCCGTCAACTCGCTGATGGCGAAGGGTGCGGAACTGGCGAATCGTCTCGGCGCGTGGGCCGACCGTCACCCCGTGCTGGCGAAGTGGATCGGGCTCACCGCCGCAGGCTTGGCCGCGCTCCTCGTGGTGCTGGGCGGTGCCGCGATCGCACTCGCCGGCCTGATGGCGCCGTTCGCGGCGCTCAGCTTCGCCGCCGGCGCGCTCGGCATCGGGCTGCTTCCCGTGATCGGCATTGCCGCGGCCGTCGCCGCGGGCATCGCCGTGCTCGGCGCAGCGGTATACGTGATCTACCAGAATTGGGATGGCATAGCCGCTTGGTTCAGCAGCCTCTGGGAGCGCGTGAAAACCGCATTTGACGGCGGGCTCTGGGGTATCATTGGCCTGATTGGGGAATGGGGCGGCGCGCTGCTCTCGGCGATCGGCAGCGGTCTATCCGCCGCAGCGAATTATCTGGGCTCCGTCGGACCGGGCCTGCTCAGCGGTGCCTGGTCGCTGATCAAATATGCGCTGTGGAACGGCGCCATGCTGCTGCCGCGATTGTTCTTCCAATTTGGCCAGAACACGGTGCGCGGCTTCATCAACGGCATCGGCTCCATGCTTGGCGCCCTCAAGGCGACGGTGGTCAACGCCGCCAGCTCGGCAGCCAACTGGTTCAAGAACAAGCTCGGCATTCGCTCGCCCTCCCGCGTTTTCATGAGCCTCGGCGGCTTCGTGATGGAAGGCCTCACGCATGGCATCGCCGGCGGCGAGGATGCCCCGATGGCCCGCCTGGACGGGCTGGCGAAGCGCATGGCGATGGCCATGGCGATCGGCGCCGCGACTCCAGCGGTTGCGTCACCTGCGCTCTCCTCGCCGGCCAGCTCGCCTGGCGTCATGACGGCTGCGGCCGCGCCGGCGCCGATGACGTTCAACATCTACGCGGCACCGGGACAAAGCCCGCAGGATATCGCGCGTGCGGTGCGCGAGGAGCTGGAGAAGGTGGAGCGCGAGAACCGGGCCCGCGGCAATTCCAGCTACGCCGACACGCCAGATTGGAGCGATAGCTGATGCTGATGACCCTCGGCATGTTCGTCTTCTCGATCCCAACGCTGGCCTATCAAGATCTCCAGCGGAAAACCTCGTGGCGTTTCGCCTCGACAGGCCGCGTTGGCGCGCGCGAGGCCGTCCAATTCGTCGGCCCGGGCGAGGATGACATTTCGCTATCGGGCACTGCCTATGCCGAACTGTCGAAGGGCGATGCGTCGCTCGAGGATCTGCGCGAGATGGCAAAGGATGGCGAGGCGTGGCCTCTGGTCGACGGCGCCGGCAACGTGCTTGGCGCTTACGTCATCACCTCGATCGACGAAAAGAAGAAGCATTTCCTCCCCGATGGGACGGCGCTCCAGATCGACTTCGGCATTGAGCTCAAGGGCGTTGACGCAGCGGCTAAGCGCGAGGGAACCGCTCGGTGACCTACCGGACCAACGTCCCCGATTATCGCGTCATGCTCGACGGGCAGGATCTGACCGATCGCATCCGACCTCGCCTCGTCTCGATGACGCTGACCGACAAGCGCGCCGGTGAGGCTGATCAGCTCGACATTGTCATCGACGACACCGATGGTCGCATGGCCCTCCCAAAGGCGGAGGCGAAGCTGACCGTCCAGCTCGGGTGGAAGGACGGCAGCGACGTCGAGGCCGGCCTAGTGGACAAGGGCACTTTCATCGTCGATGAGATAGAGCATTCGGGCACTCCGGATCTGATCACCATCCGCGCACGCTCGGCCGACTTCACTAGCGAAATCCGCACTCGGCGCGAGAAGAGCTGGCACGACACCACGATCGGCGCGATCGTAGGCGACATCGCCAAACGGAACAGCCTGCAGCCGCGCTGCGCGCCCGCTCTGGCGGCTATCGCCGTCAAGTCGCTCTCCCAGAGCCGTGAAAGTGATATGGCGCTTCTGCGGCGCCTGGGACGCGAGCACGACGCCGTCGCGACCGTAAAGCGGGGCACCCTCATCTTCGCTCCGATTGGGGCCGGCACGACCAGCGGCGGCAAGGCGATTCCCGGCGTCACGATCCAGCGGCGCGACGGCGACCGCCACAGCTATAAGGTGGAGAAGCGGGAGGAAGGCGAAGGCGTCACCGCCTCCTGGCACGACACCAAGGCCGCCAAGAAAAAGGCAGTGACGATCGGCAAGAAGGACAAGGCGAAGCGGCTATCGCGGGTGTACCCGACCGAGGCAGCCGCCCAGCGCGCGGCGCAATCGGAGCGAAAGCGCCAGGCGCGGAACCCAGTCAAGTTCAGCTATGATCTCGCGCTCGGCCGAGCAGATCTCTATCCGGAGCGGAAGGCGAAGGTGTCGGGCTTCAAGCCTGAGATCGACGCCACCGCCTGGCTGATCACCGAAGTCGTTCACACGGTCACGAACAACGGCTTCACGACCCAGCTGCAGATGGAAGTGGCGGCGTGACTAACGCGGCGCCCTTCTTCCCCCGCGCAATCCGGTGCTAGACAATGGCCATGCAGAATATCGATCTGTTTGACGAATATGTCGCCGCCGCTCTGGCGAGCCTCTACGAAAGTTTCCCGATTAAGCGTTTCCTCGACGCGCGTGCGCTGTGCGGACATGCCGATATCGATGACTACGGCGCGATCGTCGATGATAGCGGGCGCCCGTCCAAGGCTTTCGAGGTCGCTCGCGCGACGATCGAATGGCTGGTCGAGACGGGCTATGTCCGCGCGGGCCAACGTCATCCTTGGGGCTACTCGGATTCCGTGCTCACCGCGGCCGGGCTCGAAGTGCTGAAGGCATCGCCCGAGTCCCTGAAGGCGAAGGAGACCCTCGGGGAAAAGCTGGTGCGCTTTAGCCGAGAGGGGTCCGTGGGCCTAGCAAAGGAGGCAGCTAAGGCCGCAATCACCACCGGGATTGGGATGCTCCCGCGAGTAGCATAGCGGTCGGGGACGGCGTTGACCTATTCCTTGTCCTGCATAATGTCCGCCGGGATCCGAATCTCCGATAGCCTCCAACCGAGCCCGTCACGCTTGAAGATGAGGTCGCCGCCTTCGTCCTTAGCCCCAGGTTCGCGCAGGCGGAACTGGTCCAACCCCTCCTGGACGATGCGCGAATTGGTAGCGTCCACGCCAAACGGGCGTGCCTTTTCCGCCGCCGGGTCCGGTTGCTTTGCGAACATCGCACGCATGGCTTCGGGCGTAAGGAAGCCGTCGATCATCGGGTCAATCATCGCCATGCCCATCATCGCGCCCAACGCTGCGAAGCCGCCTTCCCCCTCGGCCTCGCTCACCTTAACCGCCATCTGAGCCTTTATCTGGGACTTGGTGCTGTCGCGGAGCGTCGGGAAATCGATGTAGGCTGCCAGCTTGTCGCTATCGCGCGCCTCTGCGGCCTTTGCCATCTGATAGAGGGTCCACCGTGGAGAGCCGAAATACCAGCCCGCCGCGAGTGCGACGATCGCGACAACCGCGACTATAAGTTTTTTGCGTGTCATTGGCCCCCCTGCCTACTGAACTATATTTTTCGCCCAACCCACACAACACGGCCGACGACGTGCATTTCGTCATCGTTTGCCTCGATAGGCGTTACTGCCGGGTTATCAGAATTGAGCTGGTAGGTTCCCCCTGGCAGCCGGCGGACACGCTTGATCATGCCGAGGTCACCATAAGCAACGGCCCAGATCCGATCCTGCTGCGAGATCTGCTTCTGCGCCGTGTCGATGATCACGTCGTCGCCGTCCAGCAGCGTCGGCATCATCGAATCCCCCTCCCCCTTCGCGAGGAAAAGCTCGGCGAAGCTGCCGCGCATGAGAGGGCGTAGCCATTCGCGCGGGAACGGCATGCGGCCGACTTCGTGATAATCCTCGAAGACGGAGCCGCCGCCCATCGAATAACCGATTTCCAGCCTTGGCAGCATCACTTGGTCGAGCTGCTCGGCGATGAGTTCGGGCGTGGGCAGAGGTAGCGCATCCACGGTTGGGTCGTCTGACTCTCCCGTCAAATAGGCCGGAGTCGTCTGAAGCTCGCGCGCGATCCTGTGCAGATGCGTCGACCCTTGGGCAACGCCGCTCGCAAGCTTCGCAATGGTACCCTGCGTTATGTGAAGCCGGCGCGCCAATTCGGACTGAGTAAGCCCCGCGGCTGCCAACCGCTCACGAACGCGCTCCCCGATTACCATGATCCTTACCTATCACTACGGGAATAGCCCGCCATCGGAGAAAAGTATTTGACAGAACTATTCGATATGGAATAGCTGCATGTCATGGACGCGAAACCAACACCTTACGAAGCGCTCCAGGAGGCAGTCTCCCGGATCGGCTCCCAGTCGGAATTGGCCCGGCTATGCGGCGTTGGCCAGCCAACCGTCTGGAAGTGGCTAAACACAACTAAGCGCCTCCCGGCCGAGCATGTGCTCGCCGTCGAGGCGGCGACCGGCGTCAGCCGCAACCTTCTCCGTCCTGACATCTACCCCCTAGGCCTTCAGGAAGGTCATCCCTTCCCTTTCCTCGAAGGTGACCTAGACGACTGCGCGCCGGTCGTCGCGTGCGATCGGAGCGCCCTTTTGCAACCGGAGGAGCGCCCGTGACCGTTTTGGAAGAATCCCTCCGCAAGCTGGTGCGCGAAGAGGCGGCAAAGGCAGCGACTGCCGTTCAGGACGAATTCCATCAGGGCATTCGCGACGCCATCCTGCGCACGACGACGCAAGCCGCAAACGAAGCGATCGTGCGTGCGATCGACGGCATCGCCAGGCACAATCAGATGATCCGCCCGATCATGGCGGCGCAGCCTGTCGCGGCAATGCCCGTGAAGCTGGACGAACGGCATGACAACCATGTTCTCGTCGATGCGCGCTACAAGGCGCTGCAGCTCGCCATCGCGCACAAGCCCGAGGCTGTGATCCCGACCGCCGCTGCTTTGGCGCAGTTCATGCTCGATGGCCTCGGCGTGCCGAACGAGAAGCCCGCAGATGATGGCGCCGGCGAGCAGGCATGATCAGCGCACCCTTCACCCTTTCTAAGGCTCCGGGCATGTATCACCCGGGACGGCCGCTGGCAGACCGGCCTGAGCATCACGGCGTTGCGTCGCCCACCCCCGCCGCTCAAACCGCCCCGGGGTCTGCCCCCCTTTTCAGCAGGGGCGCCGCATGACGAAGCAGCGCGACCCCTTCACCTTCGAACTGGCGCTGACCAAGATTGCCAGCGTCATCGGTTGGACAGCTGCCGCCAAGATCGTCGGCCAGGCCGAGCGGACCGTGCGCAACTGGAGCGATCCGGACACGAG